CTAACAAAGGACCAGCAACTTGAGAAGTGACAATTACACAAGGACAGTACATTTTAACAGTATCTATATCAAAGAGAGAATTAAATTACTGACCTGCTCAATTGGAAGCACTTATCAGAGAAAGAATAAATAGAGCAGCTGCAAGAACTATTGACGCAGTAATCATTAATGGAGACGCTGAAACAGGTTCAAGTGGAAATGTAAACTTGGTTGATAGTACTCCTACAACTTGAATTTACTACTTACAAAACGACCACTGAATAAGAGAATTGGCTATCAATAATTCTCAAACAGTATCAGTAGGAAGTCTTACAAGTGGTGATTTCTTGGACGTATTATCAGTATTATCTGAATGATACCAATCTGATTTGGACAACTTATTGTTCTTAATGCCAGCAAATGTTTATAACAAATCTTTGCTATTATCAGAAGTATTGACTATGGAGAAATTCTGACCTGACGCAACAATCAGAACAGGAGTTTTGGCAAAAGTATTTGGAATAGATATAATTACAGCAAGAGACCGACCTGCAAAAGCAAAATCTAACGGAACTGTATCTAATACATCTGGAAACAACACAACAGGAAGTTTTGGACTTATCTATAAACCTGCTGTTCAATACTGATTTGGACAACCTTTGGAAATAGATGTATTCAAAGTACCTGGAAAATGAGTTGATTTAGTAGCTACATTCGAGTTCTGATTTGCTATTGCAAATAACTGTGCTTGATTAGGAAATACTGTTGCTGCTTGAATTAATGTAACATTATAGCATATATAACTGACAGGGATACTAAAATGTGTCCCTGTTGGTTTACTTTTAATTACTAATAGAAAAACAATGTGATTATATAAAGATGTAGAAGTAAGTTTACAATATATAGGTGAAGAAGATACAAGAGTATTAACACTTGATTGAAAAATAGATGTTAAGAAATGAGATATATTTAAAACAACTGAAAAAGAAGCAAAACAGTTGTTAAGAATGTATTGATATTTATATCAAATAGTTTCAGATGAGCAAACAGAAGAAGATACAACAGATGATACAGATACTTCTAATGATACTACGGACGAAACTTCTGATGATGTAAATAATGAAGAAAATACAGAAAACACAGAAGAAAATACTGAAGAAAGTGAAGAAAATGAAAAAATGTCAGAAGAAGAATTAGAAAAAGAAGAATTGAGAAAAGCATACAAAGAAAAGTATAATCAAGAAGTTCCTGTTAATAAAAAGAATGATATTAATTGGATAAAATCAAAACTTTAAAAACTTTAACAATCTAAAATACTACAATGAATATAACGAGTTATGCGACACTTGCTGAATTGAAACAATACTTATGAATAAGTGATACAAGTAATGATACGATTTTAACAGAAATGTTAAATACTGCTTATCTACAATTAAATCACTTAATTTGAGTAGATACTTTAAATCTTACAACAGGTGTTGAATATATAGAACGAAACAAGTTATATACAAACGGATTACAAGATTGGTTTTACTTAACAAATAAACCTGTTATATCTGTAAATAAGATATGATGAGAAAATTATGGTTGAGTAAAATGAACAGATTATATGGTTATATATGACAGGAAAATACTATTTAACAAAATAGATTTTCTTGACAAAGTGAAGTTTTGATTGTTAGAAGTTGAATATACTTGGTGATATGATAGAGCGAAGACAGAATGACAAACAACGGTTGATACATTGCCTGATGATATAAAGCTAATGCAAATGATGTTGGTATGATGAATGTGGAATACAAAATGAATGGAGTGAGTTTCAAGCTACAAGATTTGAGATGAACAAATAACATTTGGTCCTCATAATTGACAAACAGCTGATGAAATTTACTTTTCGTTCAAAATGCTATTGAATAGATACAAAAGTTTTAATTTGCCATAGAATACATAATGTTTGGAATATTATACAACAAAACAGCTACATTATACTGATATACAAGAGATAGTGAAACAAAGATTTCTTCTTATTCTAAAATATGAACTTTCAAATGTACAATACAACCTGTATCAGTGAAAGATTGATTGGAATGAGGAGTAATGTTTAATACTAAAAAATTGTATACAGATTATCCAAGTTTACAAACTTGACAAAAAATTGTTGTAGATTGAAAAACATATATTGTATGAGAAATATTGGAATGGTGATGAACACTTAAAAAGCTATTCAAAGTCTTTATCAATGAAAGCGACGGAACATAATGGTATATACAAAACTTATATGAGATGTAGATAAAGTAAAAAATATGAATAAAAATGTTAATTCTGCTATTCAAGTTGCTTTATCTAAAATCTGATTAATGGTTGCGAATACATCAAAAGAATTAGCACCTTATCAAACAGGTAATTTGAGAAGAAGTATATCTGTTGACTTTATGAATGTACAAAAGTGATTTGTGGTTGTTTGAAGTCCAGAGCCTTACGCAAGGAGAAGGGAATTTGAAAACTACAAAAACCCAGATAGGAAATACTACATAATGAGATGATATACTACAAATGAAACAAAGATAAAGGATATTATAAATCAAGCATTTAATGATAACTTGAAATAATGACAGAAAACATAGAAACATACTCGTTCAAGACAATAGGAGATACATTATACAACAAGATGTTGGAAATCAAAAATACAGCTGTTAGAGTATGAGCTGTGTATAATCACGACATAAAAATTGAATGATGAACAAGTCTTCCTGCTATTATTATTACTCCAAGTAATTGAAATAGTGGTTATTTAGACAGCTGTGTTTATCAAACACAAATCAATTATACAATATCATTAATTGATAGGATACAAGATTGATATGCTACGGTTGAAGATAATATGAGAGAAGTGGCTGATATTGTCTTAACAAAGTTAAAAGAAATATCTACAATTAATTGGACTAATAATAATGGCTATACAGTAAAATGTGAATACACTTTTAATTGGTGATTTAGTGATACACAAGAATGCTTCCGTGTGTTTTCAGTAGAATGTATGTTTACTGTTGTTAGCAAATAGTTTTATCTTATAAAATATCACAAAATGGTAAAAAGAAGATGTCAAGATTGAGATTGTGATTTAACAATAGATGACTCAATCATAGAAGAAAAAGAAGTAGATGAGAAAAGATATAGCTTCCCTAAACTTAATTTGAGTGTAAAAGCTAAAAGTTTGGAAGAAGCAGAAAGAAAGGTAAAAGCATTGGTAGAATGAGATTATGAAAACAAGTCTATTTAATTCATAAAAAATTACAAAATGAGTTGAGAAGCTTATATTGGAAGGAGGTCAGCTATCTGACTATGAAAAGAAGCAACAGCAGGAACAGCAGTTTCTGCACAAGTATGGATACCAAAAGAGAGTGGTACTCTTAATCCATCATTTGAAACAGCACAAGATACTTCTTGATATGGAGTTATTGATGAAGTATATGATACATTTACTACTAAAAACTTTTCTAACATAACTTTAACAGGAATTGTTAGAGATGATTTTATCTGATACTTGTTGCTTGGTGCTTTATGAAAATACACAAAGCTATATTGTGTGACAGGAACACCAAGTTGATGAACACCAGCAAGATGAGATATTACTACTTGAAACAGTGCAGTATTAAAGAAAATATTAGTTATATGAAGTACGACTTATTATTTCTTTGATAAATCTACAACTTGAAGTATTACTAATGGTACTTGGAGTATGACAGCAACAGCCGTGAATGTCAATGCTCATATGTTTGAAAGGTTGAATAGTAATAATCACCCTACATTTACAATATATGATGATGACCCAGTGGCAAGTGCTTATGCACCTTATTGTATGATAAATTCTTTCGAATTATCTTGTGAAGTTGCTGACTATGTAAAATTTAGTGCAGAATTTCAAGGAAAACAAATGCAAGACAATTCAAGTGCTGTAAACCCTGCTTATTCTGATGAGCCACCATTTACAGCAAGTATGGCAGGAGTAAGTTTTGCTAATAATGAAAGTTGATTAAATACTGCTACTACTGTATGTATGCAGAATTTTAGACTAACAATTAACAAGAATTTAACAGATATTCAATGTTTTGGAAGTACAGATGTTGATAGCTTGCATAATCAACAATTTACATTAGATTGAGATTTTGAAGCATTGTTTAGTTCAACAACATTGAGAGATTGGGTAATTGATAGTGAAAAGAAAGCTATTAGATTTTATGCTGAAAATAAGAATGCACCTGCTTTGGTGACAGGAATTTATCCAAGTATTTATGTTGATTGTATGAAAGTATGATTAACAGAATGGACAAAGACAGATGA